ACAAATACCTATTTGTTGAGTTCTACAAACATGGGTGGCCTATTAACATACGAATTATATGCAGGCTATCAAGAGCTTGTTGGCAAAATGTTTGGTAGTTATATCAACTTTGTGTGGCATCCGCACAATAAAAAGTTAATTATACAACAGAGGCCAAGAGGCACGGAATTAGTAATGTTGTGGGTATACAACGAAAAGCCCGACGAGGTGATACTAACAGATGTTTATTCAAGACAGTGGATTAAAGATTATACACTTGCCAATTGCAAAATGATTTTAGGACAGGCTAGAGAAAAGTTTGCTTCCATAGCAGGTCCTCAAGGAGGCACTGCACTAAACGGAGCCAGTCTTAAGGCAGAAGCAGTAGGCGATATGGATAGACTAACAATGGAGCTAACTACTCAAGTAGCAGGCGGACAAGGTTATAGTTGGATAATAGGCTAATGAAAGCAGAAGAATTCATCGCAGAAAACGAAAGCATCACAGAGTTTAAAAGAGCGTTTAAACGCACAAAATCCGGCGCTGGCCGATTAAAATTCCGTTGTCCGACTGGACCTCGAAAAGGACGCGTAGTATCAAAACCGTCAGATTGCTTTAAAGCACCTGATCCTGCCAAAGCTGCAAAAATGCGTCTTACTCGTCGACGAACTGGTATACGTCAAGCAAGGAAGGCACGTAGAACCAAACGAGTAAATCCTTTTGCAAAATTAGTAAAACAGCTTAACAAAAGAATGTCTTGACTTTAACACTAGGGTTGTTATAATAGTTCTTTAAGGAGAACAATAATGATCGTAGGCATTTGTGGTTTTATAGGTTGCGGCAAAGATACCGTAGCAGACTATCTTATCAATCAACACGAATTTAAAAAAGAAAGTTTTGCTAGCAGCCTTAAAGATGCTGTTTCTGCAATTTTCGGCTGGGATCGAGAAATGTTAGAAGGGAGAAGCAAGGAAGCTAGATTGAAACGAGAAGAAATCGATACGTGGTGGGCTGATAAATTGAATATGCCTACGCTGTCGCCTCGCTGGGTTTTGCAATACTGGGGAACAGAAGTGGCGCGCAGGACCTTCCACGACGACATTTGGATCCGAAGTCTTGAAAAAAAGCTGCTAGTCAGCGAGACGAATGTTGTAATTGCCGACTGCAGGTTTCCTAACGAAGTAGCTTCTATACGGCAAGCCGGCGGTCACTTAATTTGGGTTCAGCGCGGCCAACACCCCGAATGGATCGACGCTGCACGTGCCGCTAGTAACGGCGAAGTATGGGGTCTAAACAAAATGAACGAACTACAGGTACACAGTTCAGAGTGGAGTTGGCTAAGTACTGATTTTGATTTTGTAATAAAAAATAATGGTGATCTGCCCCATCTGTACAAGCAGATCGAAGACTTTCTAGAAGTCAGCGACTAAGTCTCCCTGACGCCATGTGGTTTCTACATAAGCTAACTCTATCCTGCAGTTAGCACACACTGTTTTAAGATTGCTTCTTCTGCAATTATCAAGATTGCCGTCGACATGATAAACTCGAAAAACCTCATTGCAGGTTGACCTAAATCCGCATTTGTCGCAATAATCTTTCAGCCTGTAACCTAATCTATACCATTTAGGCACACCGTGGTTTAGACCGCGCTTCATGCACACTTCGCATTGGCTCCTATAAAATATTCTGCCATTTTTCCTATAGTTTATAGCTCGGGGCCTGGCCCCGCATTTACATAGTGGTCTCATGTGCGTATTTAACCAACCGCACCTTTTCTATCCCTTTTAGATGTTGATATACGGGCAATTTTTGTTTTTCGCACTAAATACAAGAACAAACTATTACCAGGAGAGATGGGAATGGCACTACAGTCACCGGGCGTTGAAGTAAACGTCATTGATGAGAGTTTTTATACTCCAGCTGCACCAGGTACAACACCATTAATTGTTGTTGCTACAGGTGAAAACAAATCCAATGCCGCTGGATCGGGCACAGCACGAGGCACACTAGCATCGTCGGCAGGAAACGCATTTAGAGTAACAAGTCAAAGAGAACTTGTAGACCTGTTTGGCGTTCCTTTCTTTGAGAAGTCCCCAAGCGGCACACCTATTCACGGTTCGGAAAGAAACGAATATGGCTTGCTAGCAGCTTACAGTATGCTAGGAGTTATTAACTCTGCATTTATTGTAAGAGCGGACGTTGACCTCGACTCGCTGGAAGGACAAGCAGAAGCTCCGGGAGCGAACCCAGATGACGGAACATGGTGGGTAGACACTCGCGCAACGCGTTTCGGAATCCAGCAGTGGAATGGTGCTCCTGTTAGCACAACAGGCGGCCAGAAATTTGTTAACAAGGTACCGACTGTTTTAACAGACAGAGACGCAAGTAAAATTGAAGGTTCTAGTTATGGCCGTAGGCCTAAGCCTAGTGTAGGGTCAATTGGCGATTACGCTGTCGTATTTGAAACTGTAGACGGTGGCAGCGGGTTTGCGGCAAATCGTGAAACAGCAAGAATATATTTTAAAAGCGCAGGTAATACACAAGCAGGAGTTGCTCCTGGTGAGTGGGTACTAGTCGGGTCCCCACAGTGGCGCGCAAGCTGGCCGATCATTGAAAGTTCGAGTGTAGTAACTGGCACACTTGACAGCGATACGTTTACAATAAACGGCCAAACTATAACCATTAATGGCAGCGATTCGCTAGACGACGTTGTAGCTACTATTAACGGCACACCTGTTCCTGGTGTTACAGCAAAAAATGTTAACTCCGTTCTTAAGCTATATTATGACGGCGCACAAGAAAGCGGTAATGCTATAACACTTACTGGAACTGGACTAGCACAACTAAATCTAACAGCAGGTACGTATAACGGCGTAGAGTTAGAGCAGGCTCCACACACTAGTGTTCCTACATGGAAAGCAGGCGACGAGAATCGACCAACGGGTTCGGTTTGGTTAAAAACAACAGATCCTAACCTAGGAGCACGCTGGAGAATTAAGCGCTGGAGCAACGAAACCACATCATGGGTAGAATCAAATGCTCCTCTATATTCATCGCCTAGCGCTGCACTATTTGGGCTAGACCGAGCAGGCGGCGGCAGCAACATTCCTTTAGATAGTTTGTTTGTTCAATATAATGCAAATTATAACAGCGGGTACGACGAAACGCCTTCTACAACAACATTTAGAGTGTACTATAGAAGTGCTGTAGGCAATACAGTTGCAACGTCTGCAATTATTGAAGAAAACACATTTACTGCTGGAACAAACACGTTCAGCTTAAGAGAGAGCTCAAATGGTGAGCAAGATCTAAGCCCAGTAATAGAAGTTACTTTTCAAGCATCAGCAGGCGCCGATGACGCGTTCACAATTGCAGGTGCAATTAACGCTGCCGGCTTGACGCACGTAGAGGCAAGCGTTACAGACGACAACAGAATAACTATTTCGCATAAGCAAGGTGGAGATATTAGATTAATCGACGATACGGCAAGTCTTGCAAATATTTTTACACCGTATTCGATTGATGACGGGTCCGGAACTGCAAACTTCTATCAGTTACCACAAGGTGCGTCAAGCGACTCAACAGGGCAAATTGTTTATCTAATTTCAAACTGGGAGCCGCTGGCGTCAGAAGATTTTAAAGCAAGCCCAGACGACCCAACAAACGAGCCGGCAGATGGCCAGCTTTGGTATAACCCGGAGTTTAGTGAAGTAGATGTTATGTATCACAACGGTACTACCTGGGTAGGATATCAGTATGACGGCGGTGATCTAGTTAACTTTGGAGCAACTGCATTTCCAAACACAGATCCTAACGGCCCGCAGGTTTCGGCCACCGAACCTACGAAACAAAGTGACGGCACTCCGCTAGTCGACGGCGATCTTTGGATTTCCACAGCAAATATAGATGACTTCCCTGATATCTACCGTTATAACTTCGAATTAAAAGAGTTTGTACAGCTAGATACTACAGACCAAGTCACTGAAGATGGCGTTCTGTTTGCTGATGCAAGATACGGAGTAGACGGACCAACCGGAAACACTGCAGCGTCAATAAGAGACCTACTAAAGTCTAACTTCTTAGACTTTGATGCTCCGGATCCTGCGCTATACCCTAGGGGTATGCTATTGTTTAACACTCGCAGAAGCGGCGGTAATGTAAAACGTTATCAAGATAATTATGTTGATACAACAGCAGATAATCCTCGCCAAAACGACGAAAGTATGCAAAATTATGCAACAGATCGCTGGACAACTGCGTCACCAAATCAAGAAGACGGCAGAGGCAGTTTTGGCAGATACGCTCAGAGAGTTGTGGTCACGCAGGCTCTCAAGAGTGTTATCGACACCAGCCAGCAGATACGGGACACAGAAAGAAGAAACTTCAATCTAATTGCATGTCCTGGCTATACAGAAACAATGTCGAACCTAGTTAACCTTAATATTAGCAGGGGACTAACAGCCTTTGTTATAGGCGATACTCCGTTTAGACTACCAGACGATGCAACATCAATAAGCTCTTATGCTACAAACGAAAACCTTGTTGTAGATAACAGCGAAGACGGTCTTGTTACATTCGACGAGTATCTTGGTGTATTTTATCCGAACGGGTTTACTACTGACCTAAGTGGAACAAATGTTGTAGTTCCTGCATCACACATGATGCTAAGGACTATTGCATTAAGCGACAATGTTTCGTTCCCGTGGTTCGCACCTGCAGGGACAAGACGAGGCGGTATTACCAATTCGACTGCTGTCGGGTATATCGATGCCGAGTCCGGAGAGTTCCAAACAGTTGCTCTTAATGAAGGCCAACGCGACACACTATACGTGAATAAAATCAATCCTATTCCGTTCTTTGTTGGCGTTGGACTAGTAAACTACGGCCAAAAA